CCCAAATATTATCTGGCGTTTTGCCAATAATGTTTCGGACAGAACCCGTTTAATGCTGGCTATTATCAATCATATCAAGCAGAATAAAGACGAAAAAGCAGTCAAACAGGAATTGGATCAGCGTGCAATTGTTGATGTATTTTTTGATCTTTTAGATGTAATTTTGAGCAGCCGGACTTTAGCTAACATGGTAGCTCGCAATGCTGCTACAGCCGTTCTTTCTGAATCCAGTACACCAAAGAAAAAACGCCCCAAAAATCGGAAATCTGTACAGGATTCCATCACGCAGAAAATGGATATCTTATTGAAATTAGGGTTAGTTAGCAAAGACCTTTATGCTAGAACCAGAAAAGCATTAACTACATCTAAAAAGACAGCCGGATCTATTTCTATGTATCGGAATTTACTTCTGGATTTGTTGGGAGATATTCTGGATTACATCAAGAGTGATACAACTATTTACAACAGAATCCGGCTGAAAGTCATGAAAGAAATGTCATTGAAAGATTATCCTACAAAGAAAATGTTGGAACAGGCATTTGAAGAGGGGTGCAAAGCAAAGCGTGCAGGAAAGAGATTCCGTATTCCTGAACAATACAAAGATAATTGGGTTTTGCGAGATCAATTTGAACGAGGATACAAGAGTACTATTTTTGGTAAACCTCAAGAAGTAGAAACTGAAATTGAAGAAGATGTTTTAAATGAAGTAACACCTCCCGATTTTCCTGAAGATTTGAAGAAAAAATTTCTAAAGCAATATAAAGACAGGCCACAGATGGCTTATGCCACAATGTGGATGATTCATAAACGGAAATTAGCAAAAAAGCAAAGAGAGGGACAAACCAATGAGAAGACATCTAAATGAAGAAATTCAAAAACTGACACCAGAAGAAGCTGAAAGTTTGACACAAAAAACAAAGGAAGTTAGTGAAAAATTAGAAGAATTAGAACTAAAAGTTTTTGATTCTTTGGACGAAATGTTTGAAGCAGTCAATGAAATTCTCAATGAAATGGGGTTTGCTATTGTTGTAGATGCTGCTGTTGATATTGCCAAAGATGTTTTTGAATATGCAGATGATGATGAAGTAACATTTGATATTCCAATTAAAGACGCCGAAAATCTAGAAGAAACAGTTGTACTTGAAGTACAAGAATCAGAAGATGAAGACTTCGTTGAGGGAGAACCTGTTCTTTCTTGTGAAATTGAAATGAATGATGATGGATCAGTAGCCGGAAAATTTGAGATGATTTTACTAGTATATGATACAAAAGATGATGAAGAAGTTGGAAAAGCTTTTGATATGGATGTAGATGATTATGACGATAACGAAGAAGAATTGAAAGAGGCCTTTTTATCCGATAAATTTGATTACAAAGCATGGGGGTGGATTACACCAGAAGGAAAGTTGTTAGTTCCAACTTTGAAAGACAAACAATCTGAATCGGAAACTTATCATATTGTCTTTTTGGCTTCAAAATATCCCAAATTCAATACCGTCAAAAAGGCATTAAAAGCAGGTTTTATTCGCTGGTTCGTTGTTGGCCCGAAATTCACCAAAGAAGACAAAGATATCTTGGTATTTGAATTTGATATCAACAAAGTTGATGAAGAATTTCTTAAGAAAGGTGCTAGATTAGCTGAGAAATATCTAGAGAAATATCCAGATCCAGTTTTCCCCAGAAAGCCAATGTTTGTTTTTAAATATGCAGCAGATATTGTGAAAGGAAAAGGAAGAGGATATCAAGAAGCAGGAACTTTGAGTGCATTGCTGACTAAAGTTTTTTCCCTTAAAGAGGAAGATGAAGTTGTTGACTCTGAAGAAGAAACATCAACACAAGATGTTGAAAAGAAAGAAGATTTGGGTAAATTATCTGTATATGATTTGATTCAAAATGCTATTACAAACAGAATGTATGAATTAGGATTTGATATAGAGGATTTTACAAAAATTGAAGAAATTGCTAATAAACTAGTACAAGCGTTAGACAATGAACTTAATGCAGACAGTGAAACAGACACAGAAGAAAAAGAAGAAAAAACACCGAAAGAAACTCCCAAAAATGAAGTAGAAGTATTTGAAGAAGTAGAGCCAAAATATTCTTGGGTAACTATTAGAACTAATTCAAAAACAATGACTTGCGTGGTAGATAGTGTTAATGAAAAATACATTAGAAAGACGATAAAAGAGCTATATCCAGATGCTTCAATTCTTGAAATTTCTCCGGTTCATGTCATGTTTTTGCCAGAAATTGGCGCACAAAATACCGTTAATGACTAATGGTTGAAAAACAACAAAAACGAAACAAAATTCAAGAATTTGCGTATATCTATTATACCCCAAAATTGAAACATAATTTTGAAGAAGATTACAAAATTATGAAGTATTTGAAGGGGTCAATGAATAAATTCATTCGTAACAAAAAAGTGAATTTGAGGTTGATTTTGAATTATATTGTCACCTTGAGCAATCTTTTTCATCCTAAAGCATTGACGGTTATTTTATACCATGAAATACAAAAAGAATTATGGCCAATTTTGACAACATTTTTGTATTTTCTAAATATCATTGGTGAGGAAGTTAATTTGAAGTTTGTGAAAATAAAAACAAAAAATGTGATTGATTACAATTTATTAGAAAAATTGAATCAATTGTAAAGAGAAAAACGATGACATTACGAGAAGAATTTTTACAATTATTATTAGAAGGATCTTTTTCAAAGTTTTCGTTGACACCAAAATCGGCTTTTCGTTTATACCGTTGGTGTTTGGAAAACGACATTGTTGATCCATTGAAACCAGATCAACTTCATCTTTCTTTCATTTATTCATCTGAAACTGATATTTCGCCTAGTGAATACAAAGAACATAAAGAACCAATTGTTCTAGAACCTCCATTTGAAATAGATATTTTCAAAAAATTTGGTAATACAGTTTCATTGGTAATTCTCAATGACCAAAAATTACAAAAAATGATACGATCTGTAATTGACAAATACAAAATCAAACAGAATTTTCCTAAATATAGACCTCATATTACATTAAGTTACAATGGTATAGGGAATAAACATCTTGAAGGAAAACTAGATCCACCCAATTTTCCAATTGTAGTATATAATGAAAAACTTGAACCATTTGTGACAGATGCTAGAAAAAAAATCTATAAAATGAAAGAAGATGCGGGCGGTGAAGTTAGGCCTATTTCTACTACTACTGCCGATATTGCTGTTCCTGAATGGCCCATAGGATTTACTATGAAAAAATTAAAAAATTTTAAGGGACGGTTAAAGAGGAAACAAAATGGAAGACTTTAAACAAAATATCTCTATCATATCTGATATTAATGAGTTAAAGCGTGATGTATCTAAAATTCAAGCTGATATGATAGAGAATAAGACAACATTAAAAGAAATTAAGAATGAAATGAATCAGTGGTTTTCTATGTTAAAAGAGGATATTTCTGACTTGAATACTTCGGTTGCCATACACGAAGAGCGTTTCAAGTCTTTGATGAACGTACAAGGAGACGTTACAGAATTTATGGAAAGAATGAATCAAGATCAGACAGAGAAAAATAAAACATTTAAGATAGAATTGAAAGAAATTACACAAAAGAATGAATTTGACATTAATGTTTTAAAAGAAGAAGTACAACGTTTGAAAGAAAAACAAATCTGGATTATGGCCGGAGCTTCAATATTAGCATGGATTATTATGTTATTTACCAACCTAATTGATGGAAAATTATTCAACAGATGATAAAAATATAAAATGAATCAACTCTTTATGGTATAATAAAATAGATGCCAAAAAAACACTATATAGACAATAATACTCTGCTCAAAGATCTAATAGAATATTGTAAACAGTATCGCAAATACAAAAAATCGCCAGAAACCGAAGAAAAACCTAAAGTGCCTGAAAGTGTAGGAAAGGCTATTGTTGATATTGCACATAATCTTTCGCATATGCCAAAATTTAATGGTTACACTTTCAAAGATGAAATGATTGGAGATGCTATTATCAACTGTTTGATGTATATTGACAATTTCAATCCAAACAAATCTAAGAATCCATTTTCTTACTTTACGCAAATAATCTATTACGCTTTTGTGCGTCGGATCAAAGCAGAAAAGAAACATTCCTATATTAAACATAAGTCGTTTGAAGATTTTTACTTGAATTCTAATTTATCTCTAGAAGACAGAAAACATATCAAAAAAACAGTAAAAATAGATCATGAAAGAGTTACGGATTTAATAGAATCTGTTGAAAAAACCTTTACAAAGAAAAAGAAAGATGATATCCTAAAAGAGAAAGAACCAGAAGGATTAGAGAGATTTTACGAATAAAATATGGCAAAATTTGCACTAATTACTGATACTCATTTTGGTATAAAAAACGATAACAGTTATTTTCATCAATATCAAGAACAATGTTTTCATGAGTATTTTTTACCAGAATTGAAAAAAAGAAATATCAAAGAAATCATTCACTGCGGTGATTTTTTTGATAGAAGAAAATCCATTAATTTCAATACTTTACAAGTAGTCAGACGGTTGCTTGAGTATCTAAATGATTACAAGATTCACATTATTCTTGGAAATCATGATGTTTACTATAAAAATACTAATCAAATCAATTCACCAAAACTGATTTTGAATCAATATGAAAACATTACCATTTACGAAAATCCTACTGAAGTTGGAAAATTTCTGTTCCTGCCTTGGATTACACAAGACAATTATGATATTTCAATGAAGGCCATACAGGAAACAGACCGTGAAATTGTCATGGGGCACCTTGAATTGAATGGATACATTATGTTTAAGGGGGCTATCTGCGACCACGGACTTGATCCGAATATTTTCCACAAATTCAAATTAGTTCTTTCCGGCCATTTTCATTCACCGCATAAAATCAATAATGTCTGTTACTTGGGATGTCCTTGGGATTTGATTCAAACCGATAGCTCAGAGGAAAAGGGATTCTACATTTTTGATGATGAAACTCTTGAATTGGAGTTTATCCCGATCAAGAAAAAAATCTTCAAAAAATTGATTTATGATGATTCTAAAGCTAAGAAAATAAAGGACATATTGCTTGACGAAAAAACATTTTCCGAATTGCGTGATACCTTTGTCAAGGTATACATTAAAGCCCAAAAAAAACCTATTTTTTTTGATCGGTTCACAAAACAGTTATCCGAAGCTAGTTGTGCAAACATTACATATGTAGAAGATTTTGGTGAAATTACTTTACCAAATGGAGTCATAGAGAATCTACAATCAGATTCTACTTTAGAAATTTTGAAAAAATCATTGGATGATTATTCGGCATTAATTCGTCCAGAACAAAAAGAACCCCTTGAAAAATTGATTACTACATTATTTCTTGAGGCTTCAAAAGACGCATGATTCACTTCAAAAAAATCCGTTACAAGAATTTTCTTTCTACAGGAAATCAGTGGAATGAAATTCAGTTAGATCAATATAAATCAACATTATTATGTGGGAAAAATGGAAGCGGGAAGAGTACAATTACTGATGCTATTTGTTTTGCTTTGTATGGCAAACCCTTTCGTAAAATTAATAAACCTCAATTGATCAACAATATAACAAAATCTGACTTACTTGTAGAAATTGAATTTGAAACAAATTCAAAAGAATACAAAATCATTCGTGGTATGAAGCCGAATGTATTTGAAATCTATGAAAATGGAAAACTTATCAATCAAGATGCACAAACACGCGATTATCAGGAATTTTTAATTACAAATATTTTGAAAATGTCCTATAAAACATTTACGCAAATTGTTATTATTGGGTCGGCTACATACTCTCCTTTCATGAAACTAAATCCAAATGACCGTCGCATTATTGTAGAAGATCTGTTGGAAATTGACATTTTCAGCAAAATGAATGTTTTGCTGAAAGACAGAATTGCTCGTGCTAATACAGAATTAGATCAGATCAATTTTAATGTATCTTTGACAGAAAAAAATATCCAATTCCAAAAAGAATTGCTTGAGAAAAATAAACAAAACATTGAAGAACAGCTCCAAGAAAATCAACGACTTATCAAAGAAACTGAAGAAAAGATTGAAGAGAAACAGAGCGAAATATATCATGTGCAGAAAGAACGAAAACTATTACTCAAAGAAAATACAGAACTAAATGAACTAAAAGAAAAAGCAAAAAAAATCTTTGAGTACCAAATTTCACTAAAAAACAAAAAAACACAACTTGAAAAAGAAATCAAATATATTGAAAGTAATGATGTTTGTGTCATGTGTAATCAGGATATTACTGAAGAATACAAAATCAATTTTTTAACAAAAAAGAGAGAAAACGAACGAAAAATTAATGAAGGACTTGATTTGTCTATTACCGCTTTGAATGATTTGAACAAAAAAATTGCAGAAATCCAACAACAAATTGAACAAGCAAATGAGTTAGATGTATTGCAATTGAAATTGGAAAGCGAAATAGAACAGTTACAAAAATTCATTCAAAAAATTCAAAATGACACCAACCGTCTTCTTGAAGATAAATCAAACAATTTAAAGGAGTTAGAAGAACAATTTGAGCAGAGTAAAAACGAATTGTTGCAATTGACAAAGAAACGCAATCAATTACTCAACGAACAACAACTCAATGCTATCGCTTCTGTTTTGCTTAAAGATGATGGAATCAAGACAAAAATTATTCGGTATTATCTTCCTACAATCAACAAACTCATCAACAAATATCTTCAAGCAATGGACTTCTTTATCAACTTCAATTTAACCGAAAATTTTGAAGAAGAAGTTCAAAATAAAGCTGTAGAAGGTTTTTGTTATGAGTCATTTTCTGAAGGAGAAAAACTGAGAATTGATTTGGCTATTTTGTTTGCATGGCGCGAACTCAGCAAAATCAAAAACAAGAGTAACTGTAACTTATTGATTCTAGATGAGGTTTTTGATTCAAGTTTAGACACAGCCGGAGTAGATGATTTTCTCAAAATCATTCATCAAGTATCAGACCATTCCAATGTTTTTGTTATCTCACATAAAGACGAGCAAATCTTTGATCGGTTTGATAATGTACTGAAATTTGAGAAAATCGGGGCATTTACAAAGATTAGCTAAGGAGAAATTTTTATGTATTTGCGAATAAAAAATAGACTTGGTGAAACAATCATTTTCATGAATCATGTTGTTAGTATTCTTTGGAAACCAACAGTAAAAACTTTGACTTTTTACTTTAATACATCTGGCCCGTTTCAATTTTTGTCTATTTTGGAAGAAGATGGAGCAGAAAAGATCTATACCATTTTATGTGAGTTTGATTTCGGGCACAAACTAAATAATGAAAAAGAGATTTTTGTTGATTGTACTTGAAAGAAAGTAGAGGAGTTAAGTTGCTATGCCTCTCATCAATTTTCAGAAAAATAGAAAAAATTTGAAAGAATCCCATGTTCGGATCATGCAAGCGTGGGAAAAAGAAGTCAAGGAACAATTTTCAGTTTTCAGTCAATATGTATTTCTTGATTCTCTGAATATTATTGCAGAACCAATTTTTGACCAGCAGAACACAACAAAAGGATTTGTTGCTAAAGAAGAGTCAACGGATAAAAACAAACATCGTCGGTATCATATTGAAATTGTTTACGATAGAATCAAAAATGAATTTTTTTTCAAAGTTGTTTGTGGTTCAGAATTTCTTGAAGCCAACCTCATGGATATAGACCGAATTGAATTTTTACTCAAGAATTACATTTTTATTTTTGAAACATTTTGAAAATAAGGAAAAATTCACATGACTTTAGATGATTATTTGTCGTTTTTGAATTCAGATTCGTTCAAAAAAGCACTTTATGATGTGCTGTCAACAACAGAAAAGATTGTATTGGTTCCAAGAAAGCCACCCACACCACCTATTTCAAATTGTACAATTACTCTAACCAAACAGCCTGTATTCAATGGAGAGTGGTTTGAAATGTATTTTGATATTTTTATTTTTGACAAAAAAATTGAAGTCTATAAAAGCAATCAAGATGATTTTGATGTTGAAAAACCAAAAATTCCGGTATTTTCTATTCCCGCAAAAGATATTGAATTATTTGTTGAAAATCTTGACAACATTAGAGATTACGTCAAAAATGTAATTTCAGAATACAATAAAGCAATGGTAAAACGGTATGTTACATACCGTAGAAATTGTAATAAAAAAGTCAAACAGATCTTACAAATGAAAAAACAAATTTCAGAAACTGCTTAGGATCTGTGAATCTTTTGTGAACTGTTCCTATTTCAAAACTCCATATATCTGCCGGAAATGTATTGACTAGTTCTTTTACTGATTGATATTGTTCAGGCGAAATATGTAATAATGTCCGCATGAAATTATTTGATAAAAAGAACACAAATTCCTCTTTCATGACGTTTTCATAAAAACCAAAAGACAAGGTATTTTCATAGGAAAACTTTTCTTTTCCGTATTTTTTCATCAATTGTAAGTGCATTTTTATTCCCGGTTCAGATGAACCGTAAATGATTTTTCCGTCAAAAGTGATAATCCCCCATTCTTCATATTCATTTCTTATCTCTTCTGTAAGAAAATAAGACAAAGGGATCACTTTATGTGGCATCATTTGGTTATAAGCTGCTGTATCTTTGTTTTTGATTGCAGCTCTGACTTCTGTACCTGAAGCTAATCTTGGTGCCCTTCTGAATGTGATATGATATGAGTTAGGATGATTCACATTATTCACAAGTTGAAGTTGTTTTTTGTATGATTCTAACCTGTCTTCACCTGCAATAACTTCGGTGACTTCATATCCTTTTTCGCGTAAATCATGTAAAACGCCCGGCAAAAAGCCGTTGGTGTATTTTTCAATTACGATGTTTTTTCCTTCTGGGAAAATATTATTGTTGATGTATTTGTAAAGAATCTCTTTTTGTTTTGAAAACGGAAGAAAATTCTTTTTGTTTTTATCGTTTTCTGTGTTTATGACAGCTATGATAACTGTATAATTTTCAGCTAATTCGGCCATTTTGATGTGACCAAGATGTGGAGGTTGAAACCGTCCCGGTATTAATGTGGCTTTGTGTCTAGCCGGAGGCAAAAGTTTTGCCAGAATTTCTTCTGGATTTGGGGCAGCTTCAAACAGAAAATCTCGTGAAATTTCTAGATATGTTAGAGTTTCAAGAGTATTGTTTACGAGTGTTTTCAATTGTGGAGAAGTGCCGGGTATGGTGCGTTTCATTTCTTTTGAGAAAAGAAACACAAATATTCTGAATAAATCTTTATTTTGCCAATGAATATCAAACATTGCTTTGATTGTTTCGGGAACAAGATCCATATCAAGATCGGCAAATTTTGTTGTCTCGCGTTCCTCTTTATATTTTTCAGTTTCGGTGTAAAACTCAGGAAACTTGATTTTAACAGCAAAGAGAAGTTTCTCAATAAATTCAAAGAAATCTTTTGGTTTTTGTGCCAGTGAATATTGAATCAACACAGACAATTTATTCGGATCATATACAAAAGATTCAAGATATTCTTGATATTCTGTCTTTTGTTTTGCTTTATTTTTGATGTATTCTGTATATTCCGGGTCAACTATTTTCAACATAGAATTGTCATAATATACCACTGCACCCTCAAGACCATAACCTTTGTATTCTTTGGCTTTTGGAAATAGTTCAAAGAAAAATTCTTTGAATGGTTTGAAGTTTGGATTTTCTACAAATTGCCGCAATAATTCAACTTGCTTAGAATTCAATTTTCCATGAAAAATAACAGGTGGCGGGGAACAGTCTAAAATAGAAACGATTTTTTTGTTCAATTCATGAGTTGGACGGAGTATTCTTCCGTTTATAGTGGAATAAGACAAAAACAAGCCGTTTTTAGGAAGAATTTTTGGCTTCTCTTTCCCTTGTAATGTTGGTGAATACACTTCAAGGAAAACTTTGATTCCATCAGGCAATGCAGCAATTAATTCATCTTTTTTGCTTTCTACAAGTTTGATAGCATTTTTGTAAATATCCAATGTCATTTTTTTGAGAAAATTGATTGGCTGCGAAGCTTCACGTCCGTAGAATTGGATTTTTCCATTTTTGATTTCAAAAACAAATGCAGCTAAATCAATTTTCAAATTTACGTCAATTTGATCGTTTATGATTTTTTCCAATTCTTCTGGTTTAGAATAAAGGTGTTCCATATGGCAATTCTAATTTCTGTTTCTTTAAACTTTGTTGAAAAATTTCTAGTGTTTTTTTCCGTCTTTCTGGCGGAAACTTTTTGACAATTTCTAACAAATCCTCAAAATTATTTAGTTGTGATTTTCGCACAGGAAACGGAAAAATCAATCTGATGATTTCGTCTGGATCTCGTGTTACATATTGTACAATTTCGCCAGCAGAATTTTTGATTGCCAAACCACGAATCAGATTGAAACTATAACGATATGTGTCATAATCATCGGGAGGATTTTGTACTGTAGCAGTATGCACAATAGCTCCAAGCAGAAGATTACGATAAACGTGCTTATATTTTCCGCGTTTATAGGCAAAAGAAAATTCGGCTAATTTTTTGTCTAAGTTGACAATAATATCTAGTTGAATGAATAGGTTATCAACTGAATATTCAACAGAAACCATACTGAACCCTTTGTTGATTTTATAAGGAATTCCAAGTTTTTTGCAACGCTCGCCTATAGCTGCCAAGGCATCATAAAGTTGTGTATCTGGTGGTAATTTATATGATTTAATAACGTCAGATATGACAACTGCTACGTCAATATCATTTGGATTTGAATCATAAATTCCTGATCCTAAACTTCCAATAACAGTAAATTCCGGCAAACCAAGTGATTTCATGAATTTTGGCAAATTCAATACCAATTTTTCTACATCTTCAGCAGAAAGTTGTGCAGTTCTTCTAAATATATGTCCGCCCATAATTTCTCCTATTCTGAATTAGATGTTAACATTTTTCTCAAATGAGAATAGTTTTTTGCTAGAAATTCTTCTCCTTCACGAAATACAATGATATAATCTACTGTTAGTGGTTTTTCTGGAAATACTTCATCGGGTTTATCATCAAGAATCATTTTTGTAATTTTCAATAGTTTTTGATTGTCTATTTTTTTGCTAACATCTATCAATAGTCCTATTTTTCCATCTCTATCTTTCTCAATCAACCAACGAATTCCACCATCTTCAACATATTCATCAATAGAGAAATATTTTCCTTCCGATTTTGGAATAATATCAGAATGAATGACAAAATCAGAACTATTCTTTTGTTCTAATGTTGGTTTGATCAATTTTCCTTTTTTTGTTACAATACCCCAAGCCAAATAAGTTGTGTGAAGAAATTTTTCTGATAAAGTTTTTTCGCTTTTTACTTTATTCAATAATTGAATAACAGAATAAAACTTATAAAATTCACTATCTTTTTTTGGATAATAATAGAATGTTGTTTGTATTTTGTCAAAAAATTCTGGTTTTTTACGGAAAATTGGGTCTGGTTGTTTTTTCAAAAATGCTTGAATTTTGTCAATTCCTTTTCTGAGATTTTCTGGTTTGATTTTGTGTGGCATGAATGACAACCACAAATCTGGAAATGTTTTGCCTCTTTCAATATGCCACCGCACAAAACCATCATCAAGCGCTTCAAGAATAGACTCATATTTTGGATAATGTTTTTGTAAGAAAAGTAAATGGACAATAGATTGTTCTGAATCTCTTTCTTCTTCTGTTGGAAGTAAAAGTCGGCCATCTGGAGTGATCCACCCCCAAGCCAAATAAAATCCATCCATTCCAAAAAATTCATTTAACTTTTCTTCATTATCTTCTTTTTCAATATAATCTTTAATTTTTCTTAGAAAATCATTTTTGTTATCGCTTCTTATTGTAGTATCAATTACATCTGCTTCATATTTGAATATTGCGGCGGGTTTATCAGGAAAAACTGGATCTGGCCGCTTTGATAAAAATTTTTCAATATTTTTGATTATTTTGACAAGAGTATTATAATCAAAAATATCTAGACTTGGATCAAAATTCAAAACAAGTTTTGGTAAATTGCCGTAACCATATTCAATAAACCAGCGAACAAATCCCATACCTAAAGCTTGCTTTCGTGAAATGTCCAACATATTATCATGAGTAAAATTGACATTTGGTGTTATTTTCATTACTTTTGATGGTAAAATCAATGTTCCATTAGGTCTAGCCCAACCCCAAACCAAATAATAATCTTCCATTTCAAAGTATTCATTTAGTTCAAATTTTTGTTTAAGTTTATTAATTAATTTGGTTTTGGATTTTGTAAGAGATTCTTTGATTTGAGTTTGAATCTTGGAAATCAGGTCTTCTTTTGTTTTGACTATGTATTTATCAACCCCGGCACGCAAATTAATCTGGTATAAAGTTACCTTCAACGATTTCTTTTTCAGATAATTTTCAATGATTTGAATTTTCTCAAGAATTTCATCTTTTGTGAAAAATTCAGGCTCAAAATGCAGGTCTAGATAACTGCTGTCATAATCCCGAATCAAACTCCAAAAAATATAACCATTTTGATATGCGCCATAATAGGAATATTCAGATGGAATAAGAATTCCATGATCTACCCTTGCCGCACCTTTGGGAGCAGGTTTGATTTTATTGTTTGGGGTCAAAACACCCCAAGCAAGAACATAACTGCTACCTGAATAATATTCCGTAAGTGCAGCTTGAAGATTTCTCAACTTATTGAACAATTCTTGTTTTGATAAAGCGGAAATTGTTGTATTATCTGCATCACGATATTCTATATTATAGTATCCAATAACTGGAGATTTGTAAGGAAATAATTCAACACCTTTTTCGCTTTCTAAAAATTTTTCAATCACATTAATAGCAGTCATCAACTCACGTTTTGAAACACGAGGATGAGCAGCAACGAACAACTTATTCGTCCCCATTGTTTTTTCTAGAGACCATTTGACTTTTTTGTTTCCCAATGCAGTCATTTCATCTTCTTCTGGAACAATATCTGCATGATAAAAAATTGCATTTGATTGTTTCATTTTAAGTGTTGGTAAAATCAGTTTATAGTGATTTGGAATATCAACCCAACCCCAAGCTAGATAGTATTTTTCCATCGGGAAATATTCTGTTATACCAACGGATTCCGACTCTTTTTTTACATTTTCTTCATATTTTCTCAATAATTCAGATGGAGTTGAAGCCTTTATTCTATGATAAATTTGATTTTCGCTTTCATAATCCAGAAAATATTCATCAATATATGGCGGCTTTTCTGGAAAAACTGGATCTGGTTGTTTCAAAAGATAATTTTCAATGATTTTAATTTTTTCTCTTAAATCTTCTTTTGGTAAATTTTTGTTACATTCTATAAATAACATAAATTGGTTTTCCTTATCTTTTTCAACCTTCCAACGAATAAAACCCTGTTTCATAGACGTTTTATGTGTCAATTCTGTCGGTAATATTTCGGTATGGTTATAATTCAATTCTGAATTTTTCATTTTCAATGTTGGAAGAATGAGTTTGTTTTTGTTGTCCACCCAACCCCAAGCCAAATAGTAATTTTCCATTTCAAAATATTCGTTTATCTGATTTAATTGTGCTTTATATTTTCTGATGAAATTAGAATCAAATGGAGCATCAATTTCGTATTTTTTTGCTTCATTTTCATTTTTCTTATCATATCCGCTTATGTCTATTACAATTCTTTGTGGAAGGCTCAATTTTTCGTTTTTGATTATTTCAGCTTCTGTATTTTTGATAATATTTGAAACCAATTTTAACCAGTTTTCTTTTCCTATTTCTTGAATATACTCAAACCATGCATTTAGCATTAATCTATCATCAGCCAAGACTAATCTGGTATATCCTTTTTGTCTTGCATTTCCTTTATTAAGGTTACGATCTTTCAACACTGTACTTCCAAGATAATTAATCATTCCAGAATGACCTTCAAAATTGTTGTTCCAATCAAAAATCACTTGTCCTGTTTGATCTGCCCAACCAATGTAATTGAACAATTTCCATCCAGTATAATTTGATTCAGTTAATTTAATTTTTTCAGCTTCTATTTTTCGTTTCAAATCATTTGGTGTTTTTGCTGAAATTTCATGAAATTTGTTGTTTTTCTCGTATTCAAAAACATGATTTTCTGGTAAAGGAACAGGATTAGGAAATACTTTTGGGTTTACTTTATTAGTTGTAATTAAATTTTCAATTTCTTTCATACCAGAAAGAAAAGAAATAAGGTTAACCTTTTCAAGATTTTTTGTGAAATATGTAATTTGTTTGGGATTTTTCTTTTCAATTAAAAACCGGATATATCCCTGTTTGAAAAGATCATTGATGTTTCCGTCTAAAAGATCGGCGTGTAAAATGATATATGATGAGTTTTTATCTTCTATTGTTGGTAAAATTAATTTACCTTTAGGATCTATCCAACCGAAAAAAAGATATGATGATAATAACTCTTCGTGTAGAATTTTCATTACCGTCTAACCCTCTTGCGCGTTCTTTTGATATCTATAGATGCAATAACTTCAAATTCCTCAGTAACTGGGTTGATCCGATACTGAGGTTTTTTCAACAAATTTGTGATTTCTTTTTCAAGATTTTTTGGTGAAAAAAAGGAATATAATTCCTTAAGAATAGACTCTAATTCTGTAGAAGTGAATTTTTTTTCCATGCATTATGTATTTATCTTTTTACAGATAATACGGTTGAAGATGTCATTGAAAGAGATGGATTAAAAAGGAGGGTTAGGCCAGTAAAAGCACTATGTGATCCAAAAATATAAATAGAACCGCTTTTTTCTCTTGATAACGGCCACCGGGAAGCTGTTTGAAATGCCGTTTGATTCTGTGCAGCTAAAGTTTCATTATATGTTCCAATAATTGTACCTGTCTCATCTATAATCTTGATTTCTAAATTAGTTGGCATATTACCAAAATTCACTAAAGCAACTGCGGTTTCAAATCCATTTTTATTGTTAAATGGAATCAAAATTTCATGTTCATATCCAACTTCAGAAAATACAACAGCTTCAAAATCGGAGCGATTCATTGCTGGCGGAAATGTTGCACGAAAAACCACAAAAACATCAGCTTCACCTTCTACCGAATAAAATTGTGCCCAACCTGTTTTAGTTTGTGGTGGTAAGTTAATTGTTTCCAATCTGATAGAAGCAAGTGGTGGGAGACGCACACCAAGATTATTATTGGCGATATACACATTTCCAGCATCATCACGAAATGTTAAATTCGCCATATTTCCATTTGATTCAAAAAAATCAATACTTGTTAATGATGGTTGTGTTTTTGATTTATTTGTAATAATTAATGTAGTGCGCCAGTATTCACCATAAGCTAAGTGAGAAATAATACCATACCCATAGAAATCAGCAGAAAACAATAATTGACAAAACAGAAAAAATAAAAACAGATATTTCATGGTTCAACCTCTTCTTTTGGTCCCGGAGTTTGGAGTTGAACCAAAACCACTGCCTTATGAGAGCAGCATCCTACCATTAGACGACTCCGGGATAAATAACCTTGTGTACAAACCAGTTGAAAAACAGGTCCGATATTACTATACATATTTTAACAAAAAACTATTTAGCGTCAAACTTCCCACATCAGATGAAATTCAGATTGAATTTTTAAAAAGTGCGGAACCAAAATTTGCTGAAGTTGAATACAAAAATCAGAAATATATACTATATATTCAACGAAAATATCAAAATTCATATTTTTTCAAATGTATTCTTCTTCATGAAATGATACATATTTGGCAGCATCTTCGGTATGGGACAATGGATCACGGCGAAACGTTCTGGAACTGGGAACGGAAACTGCTTGATTTTGGGTTTTTCTTGAAAGATAAGTATTGATTTTTCCAAATTCAAGTACATTTTTTCTTGTATTTGGAGAAAATTGAATCATTCTGTTAGAAAAGATTACCTTCATTGATGTCTCCATTCAGATTGTAAAGTAGTTCTTTGAACGACACTGTAAAAACGTCCTCAAATAGATTATACGGTACAACTTCCGTAGAGTAAAGATTTTTCAGAAATTTTATGAAATTTGGGTTTGAGAATTTTTCTCTCAAAACAGAAAGAATGATATCACAAGATTCTTGCTGTTTTTCTTCATCATACCAAATTGTCCACGGTCCATGTGCATATTCTTGTGTAATAACAATATTAGACGACAACAAAGATACTAAATTTGTCCGGCCTAAAGATTCATAGCAATAATTCATGATGCTGTATTTTGGTGCAGAAATATCAACAAAATGCAACGGATCGTGATTGAAAGGGGAATAGATTCCGACTAATGGGGTATGCTCTTGATCTTCAAAAATTTTGTAATATCTGAGAAAATGCATTGGTGGGTAATCTTTGTCTGCCAGCCGGGTGTAAATTGAAGAAAAAACAGATTTAAGTTCGTCCTTAGCTTTTTCTTTTGTTTTTGTTGTAATATCTGTAATAATTGAAGACCCAAAATGTGGAAATGTTGTATAAACTTTGACTGTTTGATTATCTGTTTTTCTTTCTAAACAAAAATCAATTGGCATATCAATATCTGGAATCAATAGTGATTTTTCGGAGATAGTTGGAAGCGCTTCAAAAAAATCACCACCGACATAATAAAATGGATTGGTGAAAAGAATAGAAAGAGGAATAAAGATTCTGATTTCATTGTCTGTTTCAAAAACACATGAATTTTTATGATAGGTTAAGTTTCGTAATGCAGTATTGATGTTATAAAAAGAAATATTGTTTTGTGTTAATTTTTGAAATTTTAGTTCTGATTGAACGTAATAAAAATACTTTTTGAAAAATTCCTCTTGTGTAATTTCTTCTATTTTCTTCTTAAATGTATCAAAAACGAAGACTTTCTTGGTATCAAAAAAATTTTGCAACAAATTTGGTGTTTTTTGAAAATTCATTAGATATTATCCCCTTTGCTTATTTCATTTAGGATATCATCCATTGAAATGAGATTGATGTCTTCAAATAAATTGAATGGAATAACCTCAGTTGTTCCATAAATTTCAGTTAAAAATTTCACAAAATTTTTCCGTGAATAATAAGCACGGAGTGTTCCATAAATTTTTTCTGCTTCTTGTTTGTTGTGTTGATATTCATTATGAAAAATAAACCATTCACCGTGAGCATATTCTTGAACAATCAGAATTTTTTGTTTTACAATAGAAAACAAATTGAACGACCCATCAAAATCGGAATGATGAAATATAATATTTTCATCATTAATATTCATAAATTTTAATGGTTCGTTTCCATGTATATTATAGCTCCCAAGTAGTTTTGTTCTAATATTATTTACAAAAATTGAATAAAAACGGAAAAAATTAGAATATTTAAAATATCTTTCTTGTACTATTTCATTATTTCCGGAGATGGTCAAATCATTAATAAACATATTCAAAGATTTTTTGATGTCTTCTAAGGAAGTTACCGACAAATCAAAAGTAGAAATTGCTCCCAATAAAGGAAGCATAAAATGAATTTTACAAGCAGTTTGTTTGTTAGTTTCAACAAGGATATGGTCAAAATGAGGATAATCTACAGAAGAAAAGAAAGAAGAAATACTAAAAAAGTCACGATTCAAATAATTTAAAGATGATGAAAAAATTACATCTAATGGAATGAAAATATTTAATTCATTATTACTTTTAAAAAAGCAGCCCAAGTTATCATGCGACAAATTATGCAATGCTAAATAGAAATTTTCATAATAGTTTAAAATATTTGATTTGGGTTGATGGGTGTTGACAGAAAACGAATAATAATGAAATTTATTAAAAAATTCTTGACGAGAAAATGTTTCTTCTTTTTGTGTTGATGAAAATATTGTTATTTTTTCTACGTCAATTGGTAAAACTGATAGGTTATCAGATAGCGAAAAGATCATTTTTATTATTTTTCCTTTTAATATAATGTTGCTTCATATTGTTCATTTTTAAATAGGCTTTCTGCGTGCAATTCATCTACGGTGTAGTAGACATCCTTGATTTGAAATTCAAGGATAGCCTTCATGCAGCCTTGGCACGGCTTTGCGTTCCCATAAACCCAAACGTTCGGGAAATTTGATGAAAAACTGCGAACGCGACACACATAAAGGTAGCTGCGCCGGAGAACGTCAACGGTTACTTCTCCCAGAGCGTTCTTGATAGCAGCCGTTTCTGCATGGAAAAAAATTGCTTCTGGATTTTTTGCAAATTTCAATTGAAAAGGGTTGCTCTTGTAGTGAGCAACCCCGAATGAAATGATCCGATTTTTATGAACAACGCAAGCGGCCACCTTCACGCCCGCGCAGCGGGGAGTAGCGATTGCCACTCCCCGCAAGGTCTCCATGATTCTATACTTAAACATTTAGAATGCTCCTAGGGCTTTTGCCCAACGGCTAACACCGTGCCATTTGGACTTCGGAATGCTGTCCATGATCCGATCCACGAGCGGATCAAGAACTTCTTTGCAATACGCTCTACGCGCATCGTAAGGAAGCTGAATGTAAAGATCACACAACACTGGCATACACCAATGCTCTGCGTGCGGCGAAGCGTAGAAAGCGACATTGCGCCAAACGTAATAGGCCGCACCAATATCAGGATTGGTGCGCCACTGCCGCGACCAAGCTGCGGGCTTGGAGCGCTTCAGTTGCCCGTTTTTGTTGCAAATTAAAGACAAAATTCTTTCTTCCCAATCGTTCTGGGGATGATACTCAATCTTGGGCATTGATGTGGTCTTCATATTTTTATGATAACACGAACGATTCCTGTTGTCAAGCCTTTTTTGAAAATTTTCAAATATTCAATCTCTATGGGGAAGTGGGGTATATTGGTAACGAAACGGAGAGCAGAGATGCAAGAAGGGTGCCCAGAACACTCTAGAATAGCCTATAACGAGCCGGAGAGGGGTTGGTAGGGGTCTGCCTAGGGGCGTTTTGCCGAACGCTTATAGGCCATTCTAGCGCTTCATAAGCAGTTCTTATGAAAAGTTGAAATTTTATAAAAATAAAAAGGGGAGGAAGGCCGAACGGCCTCCCTCCCTTCTGTAATTGGGAGATACTAGTGGTTGTAGATTTCCTTCAGCTCCTTCTGGAGCATCTGGGCATAACCTGCCCAGAGATTGCGATACTGTGCGGGGATCACATAGAGACCACGAACCTTCGTGGCTCCAACCTTCACAAAATTCAGCACATAGCTCACTGGCAGCGTGAGCTGCATGATGTCGGAACGGGAGAAAATCGCCTGATTGGGGAACTCCTTGCGGAGTGCCTCAATCGTTTCTTTCATCATGAGGGAGCGGTCAAAGGCGGGACGACCCCGGCCCTTCTTGGGGGCGGGAGCCGGAATTTCGGCGGCGGGAATCGGAACTTCTTCCACTGCCGGAGCAGCGGCTGGCTCCGTGACAACAACAGCTTCCTCAGCCGCAACCTTCGTGCGACGACGGGGGGCCTTCTTCTCTTCTGCCACCGGAGCGGCAGTCATCATCTCGTTCATCGTGGTTTCCATAATGTATTCTCCTTCTGAGATTTTTGAGGGTTTCTGGCTCTCTCTGCCGTTCGTCCTTCGTCCTTACATTTTCAGAATAGCAGGAATGAAATCCAAAGTCAAGAACTTTTTTTGTTAAACCTTCTTAATGTTGCTAACTCTTTGATTTTGAAGAAGTTTTTCTTCTCGTCTTCTTCTCTATCATATACTCAGCTTCTGGAAACGCGGGCTGTTGGGCAAACTCACCATAGAATGATAAGTAGAAGTCTCTGTCTCTGTAATATGTGCGAGGATTTGCATATTTGAAGATTTCATGTTTTGTTGGAACGTACCACGCATCATATTCACTATGATAGTAGTCGTCTTTGTATAGAAGCAAATGTCCAAATTCATGAATTAATAGATGTATGCATCTCTCAATGAAACGTTTCTTTTTAAGTTTCGTTTTTTCTGGAAGTTCTAAAATAATTACTCTTTCATCAAGAATGACTGTAGCATCTGGACTCCCGTCTTGGCAGAAAGAGTTTGTTTCTATTAATACATTTACATTCTTTTTCTTAAGATATTTTATAAGTCTATGAAATTTTCGGTCTTGCATTGATGATTCTAGTATAGATGAGGCGGAGGCGCTAACTCAATAATTTTTTCAAGATTGAATCATTAAAGAACTTTAATGTCTTAGGGCTTGACATCTCAGCTGAACGTGCTATACTGAAAATGTAAACGGTAGCGGCTAGAACAAAAAAAAAAACAAAACGGTTCTAGGCTGCTGTAGCGCAATAAAGCGCTCCCTGTTGCGCTAGCCAGAATACTAGCACACGTTCTGGCACGTTTACCAACGCCAATGGCGTTGCGGGGAGGGAGGAGAGCTAGCTCCTCCCGACCCTGAAGAAAAAACAAAAAAATAGCCCCCACTCAGAGTGGGGGCTATTGAATTTTGTATAAATATTTGAATTTTGTATAAATATTATAAAAACATGCTCCCGTAGCTCAATGTGGATAGAGCACCTGCCTTCTAAGCAGGTGGTTGCAGGTTCAAGTCCTGCCGGGAGTACCATCCATTCCCACCCCCCCACCTACCCACGGTCATCTTTGATTTAGACTCTCCACTTTTTTCCGAAGACGATTCAATTTCATATCGTATTTTTTCAACCAATTATCAAATACTCTTACAAACCAATTTTTGATTTTTGCAAAAATACCAGTATTTTCTTCGGCCTCGTTGAAAAATGGTGTGGCTTTAACGGTGGGCTCAAGTTGAGTAATAGTAGTATATTTTTCAACAAGTTCATTATATTTTTCAACTAATTCTGGAAACATTTCAAGTAATTCATCCAATACCTGTTTATAAGCCACATTCTTTCTAGGAGCCGGATCTTTGGAAATTGTCAAAATCAAACTGAGAGTCTGAATTTTTCTGGTTTTCAGTTTATCTTCAGCTTGATCAAAAATATCCACAATTTTTTCGTTGCGGATGTTATCTTTGACTTCTTCTTTCAGTTCTTTGAGTCGGCGTTCGGCTTCTTCAATTTCCAATAATTTCTTGCCAATTTTTGTAAAAATTTCAGATTCTTTTCCTGTAACTTTGGCGATAACTTCTTTGCTCCCGCGTTCAATTTCTATGGCTTCTTTAAACATTTTGAAAGATTTTTTTTCAGTAATTTGTTTTTTCAGATTCATATATTCATTATAGAATTGTGTTCTTTTTGATTCTAATTTGTTAATAAAATCAGTGATTTTATCTTCCAATCCATCCAAAATTGGATATAGAATATGTTTTCTATACCATTCTGGATTATATTCATCATCCCTTCTTCCTTCATCTCTTGTGTATTCAAGGTAATCAAGATAATCGTTTTTTTCTTCTCTGAGTTTGCTGTTATTGACATCAAATATAATATAGGGGCCAAAGGATTTGTAATCTTTTTCGGGATCATCGGACAATTCTTCATCCCAATCACGGGTTTGAATTTTTCCGGTTGAATAAAATTCAAATAATGGATTTGGTACTAGAAAACTGAGACTAAAGCGATCCACATATTTTCTGTGATCTGTAATTTCATTTTCAAACCACTCTTCCATAAATTTATTGATTTTTTCTATTTCAAATACTTTAGTAAAAGGAATAAATTTCAAAATTGATGCCAGATTAGTTAATGACAATTCTAGATTATAATAGTCTTTTGAAACTTCAGAAATTACAGCAAAAACAAATTTGTTGATATCGTCTTGATAATAAAACACAGACGTTGCTCCTTTCGTACATTACTATTTATAAAACAATTAGGGGAAGGCATTACCTTCCCCTAAGTTGTTTGTTTTCATTAAATTACAGAATATTCTTAATTTTGACTAGTCTGTAATAACGGTTAGATGCTTGTGTTAGTGCGCCGTTTGTGTTGTTAAATGGATTGCTGACGAGACCATAACGAGTCTTGAAAGCAATTTTTGGTTGGAATGTATTTGGATCTACTGTACGGTACATGGTTAGTGGTACATATGGACAGAAGAACAAGCCAGCATTGTATGGAACTGAACCCTTGAAACCAACAACCATAACGTCTTCTACCGATGGAGAATAGAAATAGGGGTCAATATAGACCTTAATTCTCTTATTCAACACGCCAGCGAAAGTGTTACCAGTGTCATCAACTTCTAGATCAGTAGACATTGCAGGTGCATAGTCCAACTGTCCGGCCATTGCCAGAGCAGAAGCAACGTCGGAAGAACAAATAATGATATTGCCCTTGCCCATACGGGTTCTCTTGGCGATTGCGTTGGCTTCACGCTCAGCCTGATAGAGAAGCCCCTTGAAACGTTCTACTGACCAGCGGCCATCAGAATCGGTATCTAGGTCAAAAACGCCAGCAGTTGTGGTACCAACTTGTGCGCCAGCTTCGGCGATGTAATAAATGGTACGGACAATTTCACGATTCTGTTCGGCAAGAATTTGCTGAGACAGAATATTTACTAATTCGGTTTCAGCATCAAGATTGTGAAGTGATTTCAAATCCTGAGCCATTTCTACTGAATACTCAGCACTCAAGGCTCTGGTTTTTGCTTCCACGGTAATCTTTTCAATGGTCATGCCCATCTTATTGGGGACTACACCTTCACCAACGGCTGTAGTCATGCCAGTACCAGTACCAGCAAGAACATCAGATGGATGAACAGGTGAAGTTGCACCAGACCAAGATGTCAATGCTTCATTGAAAAGGGCTTCGGTATTATCGGACATGGAATTGTCAGTACCATAACGGGCACGGAGAGCAAAAATCAAACCGACTGGCTGATTGAGTGGTTGGAAACCGCAAACATCGTGAGCGATGTTATTGGGAGCCATACGACGAACCAGTTTAATCAAAATTGGATCAAAACGAGCAATATCTGCTGTTACGTTAGCTGGCGCATCTTCTTTCAAGATAGCGAGCTGTTGCTGGTTATCGCGCTCCTGATTTTCCAGCAAAACTGCGGTTGCGGCTTTCTTGTAATAATCTTTAATTGGGGGAAGCCCCTCGTAATCAAGAATTTTTTGCCATTTTCTTACTAGATGATTCATTGTCTTTTTTCTCCTATTTACTTTTGTAGTTTGGTTGTACCTTTATTTATAAAACTTAAATTTTTCAGAATCAGAAATACTTAAGATATTTGTCTACTGATTCTTGTGATTTATCAATTGGATTTGTAACTGATTCATTAGACCCTAGTTCTTCTTCGGTTAGAATCATTTTTGAATCAACTGGAGTTTCGGTTACTGTTTCAATTAGGGTCTTTAGTTTAGCATTATATTCTCTCAAATTATCATAATTGATTGCCTGTTCAAGTTTGCGAAGACGTTCAACTTGAGTTAGTGGCAAATTTTTTGTCAAGCTTTCAAAAATTCTTTCTTTCTTCTGAAGTTTGACTTCCTCATTTAGCTTCTTCATTTCGTTGTATAGTTGAATGTTTTTCTCATAAAGTTCGCGAGTAGCTTCTTCTTTTTCTGCTAATTTTTCTTGAAGTTTTTTTACTAAAATTGGTTCTTCATCGGAAGAGAAATTAACATCGTGTTGTTCAATTAGTGATTTCATATTTTTTAGGAAAGATTCGGCCAATTCTACTTTGACACCAGATTCAATAGCAATCTTATTTTCTTTCATAAACTCTTCTACGAAATAATTAATATAACGGTCAAGTTGTTCTACAAGATTATCTTCATCAAACTCCATTTCATTTTTATCGGTTTCCATTTCAGTCATTTTCTTCAACTTTGAAACTACTTTACGACCACGGGGTGTTGTCCAATCTTTCTCTAATTTGGCCAATAGTTTTTGGACTTCAGCTTTAACTGCTTCATCATCTAATTCTTCATCATCAATTTCTTCATCTTCATCTTCATCTTCAGATTCATCCAAGAACAATTCATCGGCTTCAGAAACTGTCTGAAATTTTGAAATAAATCTAGAAGCAAGACCAGTGTCGCTCATCAAATTTTTAATAACATCCATAAAAAATGCTAATAGAGGTTCAGCCAAAGCATTTCCTTGCAAATCACGAAACGCAGCAGGGAAAGAGCGGATCAATTCAGCTCTTGTAACATCAGGATTTTTGCGGTCCCAAACCATCAAAAGTCTCTTGAAAAGCTGATTGTTCATTAGCTCTTCAAAATTTTTCATCATTTCATCAAAAAGAGGACCTTTTTCTTTTGATGTTGCGCTTTCTCCTTCAGATGATTCTGGGGTTTGGGGTGCCTCGGCTACCATTTTCTTAGCGTATTCTTTGACTGATTCATTGAAAATATCAGTCAATTCTTTCTTTACCTCTTCTGAAAGGTCTAGAGTAGATAAAACCTTTTCTAATGTCATTTTATTCTCCTTATAAGTTTCTCTTTTGTATTTATCTATTTCTCAATTTGTAAATGAATTCTTTGAGTTGTTTTACTCTAAATTCTTCTAAGATTTTTTCATAGTTTTTGGGTATATATTTCTTCATTTTTTCATCATATTCCCAATCTACTTCTTCCATTACGGCTTCTACGAAAGCTTCTGGGGCAGAAGGTTCAGCTACAATATCAGCAGCTGTCAAAAGCTTGAAATCATCTTGAACTACATCTACTCCGTTTTCCCTCATCAAACTTCCTAATGCACGGGATGAAACTGCTAATTTGCCACCACCATCAATAATTGCTTTGACAATTTTGCCTTTATCTGTATCAAGAATTTTGGCTTTTCCAACCCAATTTTTTCCTTTTTTTTCAAGTTCTACAATTAAATGTGAAACACGTTCAAGGTTAATTGCTGGATTATCGGTTGGGTGATTTAATTCACCATATGCGCGATTTTTTTCAACATATTCTTTGATATAACGCTCACATTCCCTATCTAGAACGGATTCAGGATATTTCCGTCCATTTTTATTTATAATTTCAGCTTGCATGAAAACGCCAGTAATATAGTAATCTTTTCCATCTTTTCCGTATGAAACGTCTTCGTTGATTTGTCTTAGTAGTTTCATTTTTTCCTCTTTTGAAATCTATTTATATAGTCCGGCAGATTTTCCTTTTCTTATAGATATTTTTCGTTTTCTCAAAATTTGTGCCATTTTTCTCATTCTTTTCCGAACTGCTCTAAATCTAGAAATTCTTCGTTTTCGGATTTCACTGGTTTTCATTCTAACCAGTCGTTTTCCTCTCATTTTGTAATTTTTTCGGATTGATCGGAGTTTTCGTCTTTGAATTTTTCCTTTTCTAACTCGGTCAACCCGAACGATGAATCTACCAAGTTTTACTCGTTTTTCTACAATAAGTTCCATATTAGTTCAATGGAGGATCGTATGAAGTTGCTCTATTAAATCCTTCCCGTGATTTTTCACAAACTAAAACAATTGAATAACGATCAGTACTTGTAGTAGTAATAAGAATATCGCCATTAGCAGAAACAGCATCATTTTCTAGTTTTGCGTTCAAATACCGATTCAATTGTAAATGGAAATTTCCGGGAGCAAGCTGTAAGAAAGTTTTTCTTGGCGAACCTTCCCAAATCAATGAAATCTGATTTGTTCCAGAAATAGACCATGCAACATCAATTACTCGTAAATGATGAAAAGTTGTGTCTGATCTTGGATTTGAAAGAGTTGATGCATCTACAACTAATGCATTTGATTCGGTGACATTTCCCATAATGAGAAATACCACCAAATCTTCTCTTTCTTTCAAAATTTTTGTAGTTGCCATATCTTATGCCTTTATTACTCTTTAATAATGTTACTCTAAATCATAATGAGGATATTCTGGTTTTCCATAGAATTTATCTTCACCAGCATAATCCTTTAGTTCTTTTGCAATATTCAAGATTTCTGGATCAGTTTCATTATTCATAATAACCCAAACCAAATGTCTAATTTCATCTGCAAAATCACTAGGTTTTCCTGTTACAATTGTATTATATACTGATCCGTCAAAAAACTTTTCAGCAGTAATTATTGTATCCTTATTCAATCTATTCTTGTATTTTTCTAGACGTTTGATTGCATTTTTAAAATCATTGAAACTCTCAGTCAATGGTTTTTTGGAAAGCATTTTTTTCAATTTGTCTTTAATTTCTTTGGCCTTTGGCCCGCGCCATGAAGAAGCATTAGAAAGGAAATATGCAATAATGGAACGTGCATCGTCATAACCAAATTTATCATTGATTGAATTAAGTTGCTTCATTGCATCAAGATATGGACGAGCAGCATAGTTGACATTCTTCCAATCTTTTTCAATTTCATAAGCGATCTTTGATAAAGATTCTGTCTCTTCTGTGACAATATTTTCAAAGATATTCTTCTTCATTTCCTCAATTTTTTGTGAAATTCTCTCAGAAACGATTTGTTTGAAAATACGTTCTGATTCCTGAGGATTCTTTTCTTTAATAAATTGCAACAATTCTCTGATTTCTGTCATTTGTATTTTCTCCTGTGTTTATTTATATTTCTGGAGTTTTTTGTTCGGGTGGTGGTGTTTCTCCTGTTGTTTCAGGAGAAGGTGTTGTTGGTTCAGATTCGGGTTGTTGTTCTGGTTCTGGTTCCATATTTCTTGGTTGGAAATTTCCTGAAATTTCCGGTTCAGGTGAACCAAATTCTCCCCCTCCAAATCCCATATCAGAAATTGGAGAGCGTGGCTCTTCTTGAGGAGGAGTTCCTCCCTTTTCTGTAATCAGATCCATCTCAATTTCTTTGATTACTTCATCTGTAAGTTTCAGGAATTTCTTCTGAATATATTTCTTTGAAAAATAGTTTTCACCAAGATTGATTGCAGCTCCGGCTAATTCAATTCTACGAGTCATAATTTCTGCTTCATTATATTCAGAAAAATGAGAATCCATTTTGTAATTATAGAAAATATTGTTCTTTATTTCATTCCAATCTTCTTCAGTAATTACGTTTTTCAATAGTAACTGAATTCTTAGAATTTTTGTAAATAATGAAGCAAACCGATTACGAAGCCGATGGATAAATTTCATGAATTTCAATTCTTCTCGTTGAATTTCAGTTGCTCTAGTTTGAAGTACAGGAGAAGATTCTCCAGAAACAATTCGGCTTGTTGGAATATATAAAGATTTGTAAAGTTTGTTCAAAAAATACTTGACATCTTCCATTTCACCAAGGTTTTGCCCGCCGGGAAGAGTTGAGATATCAGTAGATTTTCCATCATCATACACTGGAATCCAGAAATCTTCCAACATAGAAAGAGTTCTTGTATCGTCTTTGATTTCGCCAGTTTGTGAGTCATAAACAATTTTATTTCGGAACTTGTTCATCAAATCATTCATTTCCTGATTGATTTTTGCTTTTGGCAAATTACCGAAATTGATTTTGAAAACTCTTCTTTCTGGAGCACGGGCCACACGATAAATAACTGTAGCGTCTTCCATTAAACGCAATTGATTGAATGGTTTGATGGCTTTATGTAAATATGAAATTGCAATGGAATTTTTGTTTTTATCTTCAATTGTCAAACCCGAAGTTACACCAACAACCATATCCGTTGAAAGTTTGATATTTCCATCAAGAATGTAGTATTCATCATATTCTGTTGCAATAGATAAAGATGAAATTTTCTTTTCTTCTTTTGGTTCACGGACTTTTTGAATTCGGCGCGGATCAATATATCGTAATTCTTTTATTCCCTCTTGCGGTTTGGTCTTGTCAATAACAACGTTAAAATATAACCGTCCGTCAATGTACCAACGACGGAATAGTTCATATGAATTTTCCGTAAAATTCAAAAGAGAAAGAATATAATCAAACTCTTTTTTGATAACTTCTTTGATTTGTTCATTATACGGTAATTTGTCCAATACAATTTCAATTGGAGAAGAATTGTCGCCGATGTAAAATACCTCATTGACAATTTCGTCAATTGCCGATTCAATTTCACTATAAAGACTCATTTCCCGATATTTTCGGATTAAGTCTTCTTGATTGACAAACGATACATCTGTATTTAAGGCATATTGGAAAAAATTAGAATTCCGCATAATATTTGTCCCCTCATCAATATCTGAGGGGACAACTGCGGAATAATTTTTAACTTTTTCTTCTTGATTTTTTAATTTTATTCTAAATCCAAAAAAATTGTATAGGTTCTCAAATAATGAAGCCATTCGCCTTCTCCTAAAAATTAGGCTCTATCAGTGGTTTCGTCTTCCCACCAGTTGTAATAGAGAGTAACTGTGAATTCTTCTAATGTATCGTTGGATTCCCAAGAAACATCAATTGGTGAAATGTCACCGGGCCACATATCTTTGAAAAAGTACACTTTAATTGGATCACCAACCTTTGAATATTGAATGATTTGAGCATCTGCATAGATATTATCACGAACTCTCAGGTTTGCTGCGTGCATATTGATGGCATTAGACCAAGCTTGAAATGCATTTCTGACTGTAAAAGTTTCGTCATTGATGACTGTTACAGACCATTCCACGAATACTCTATCACCGGGAACTTTGATTTTTCTACCAAAATATGGAACTTCAATTACACCAATCTGTTGACCCGGTAATTGAGCGGCTTTACAAGTAAATGAAAAATCAGTAAATGCCCGGCCTGATTGAGCAGCAGCAGGAAATGTAATAAATGCATTAAATAGGGTTGGTCTTGCTCCTTCACCAACTAGATTTGCTTTGAATTGTGATAAATTAAATGCCATTTCTTTTTCCCTCTAAATTCTATTTAGGGGAGCAGAATAACTGCTCCCCACGAATTTGCTAAAATTTTCCTACGATTTCTTGGAATTCAACACCAGTTCTAACTGCAACGAAATTCAACTGAATTTCACGAATAGCTCTAGATGGTTTAATGTAAATATCACCAACAAAACTATTGTTATCAATAACTTCTGGAGTGTTATTGGTTTCATCACAAACTACACGGAAGTCAAAAATTCCACGGCTACCCTTGATTTCACGAAGATATGGTTCCACCATTCCAACAAATTGAGCACGAGTAAATTCATCATTCATTTCAAACAACATATATTGAGCAGCAGTTGCAATAGCTTTTTCAAGAATAATGAACAATCTGCGAACATTAATTGCGTCAAATGCTGATGGTTTAGATAGTAATGTTTTGTCGCCGAAAAGAACTGTGCCAGCACCAACAGAAGAAAGAACCGGATTTACGCCATTATTGAATAACTTATCGCGGTCTGCTTTCTTCATTGGATTATAGGCCAGCTTAATAACGTTGCGAATTTGACCACGATTATAACCAGCCGGAGAAAACCAAGGTCTGGATACTGTATCGGTATAGGCACAAACACCAGCGACATCAGCATTTAGCGGAATCCAACGAAATACGTCATTGTATTTGTCATACTGGTATTTCCAACCGCTATCTGCTACAACGTAAGATGAAGATGGTAAAGTGTTTCTCCAAGCAACAATATCATCTGCTTCTTGTCCAACATTATCAAGAACATCGTCTAATTCAGGAGAAATGAATAAAACGCAATCGCGTCTATATTCTGCCAAATTAGAAATTAAATCAATGATAGTTGTTTGACTTGCACCAGCAGCAAAGACCAAATTTACATCAACAGTTTCAACGTTTTTGAATAAATCATAACCACGAATTTCATCTGCTGGAGTTAGAACGTCAGCACTCACTCCACCAGTCAAAGAAACAGATTCAGGAATTGGCAAACTAGCATAGGCACCAGCCAAAGTAACAGTTTCTGTTCCCCAGTTAGTTCCGGCGGTAGGATGATCCATCCACCAGACGAATTGTGACTTATTATTAATCACGTTTTTGTAATAAATTGAGCTGCCATCTGCGGATTTTGCGTCAACAGCTTTTGAAAGAAATGCAAATTTTTCAAGAACTTGACCGGGAATATTAGTGAAAAGTCCATCTTCGTCAACAACAATAACGTGCACTTCATCATTGCTACAAGCTTTATTTGCAGCATAAGTGCTAGTGTCTGGTTTTCCGGGAAATTGATCTTGATATTCCCAATACCGTTTAATTGCAGCACCAGAGCTAACATTTGCAACCAATCCGCTTGCAAGGGTAATTGTAACAGTTGAAACGTTTACAACCTTGTATTTTGTTGGATCTGTTCCGAATGAAATCCAATCACCAACGGCAATTTTACCTGCAACAGAAGCACTAGCAGTTACGGAAGTTGCACCAGCGCTAGCATTAGCTCCCACAGTTTCTGTTAGTGTTTTTTCCCAGCTATCTTTGTCGCAAATAGAAACGCGCAACGAATTACCCAAACGACTGGGATATTTTGCAGCCCAAGAACCAACGCTAGCCTGACCATCCGCGAAATTAGCTAAATAGTGATTTTCGTTTTTGATAAGAATTGCGGTTCCGCTTGCTACAGCGTTTTTGGCTGTAGAAGCGACAGAACGAACAACTTTCAAATCGCCAGAATATGATAAGAAATTTGCAGCAGAAAAGAAGGAAATGGCAGTATCGTTATTTGGTTTTCCGAAAACTCTAACTAATTCATCTTCTGAAGCAATTGTGCGAATTTCTTCTACTGGACCCCATTGAAAAGCTCCTGCCATTGCGCCAATTGAAGTTGGCACAGCAGGAATAACAGTTGTTAGATCAACTTCTTTTACTTGAACAACTGGACTTAAGCTAAATTTCATTTTTTTGCTCCTATAACACTATATCTCTTGGTTATTTATTTGAAATCGTTTTTCTAAAAATTCCATCTTTCAATGACAATTCCATCATCTTTTTCTTGTCCATTTTCAAAGAAAAACGGGATAATTGGTTCTTCTTTTTCTTTCAATAATTCTTGCCTAATATCCTTATTTATCAATTCTTTGAAATACTCTTCGTTAATGGCCCAAGACAGTAAAATCAAAGGAGTTATCAAATCATCATGAGAATCTACATCAGCCGAAAACGAATCTCCTTTTTTGACAAAATTATACAATTCTAATAAAATGTCATCTGTCCAATTGACAATTTTTTGTTCTTCTACTAATGTTTTGAAGAGAGAACAACCCCGGCGTTTAACTGATTTCGTCATTTCAACACCAAGATATTTGTTTTTTCCCTTTCCAAAAGTCAGAATTTGCCCCATTTTTTGTTTTGTTTTTGTTGAAAAAATTTCTTCATATTCAAGATCATTATAGAGAATTTCTGCTACATCCATACCATTTGCATTTCTTTCAATAAGAGCAAAAGCATTATTATATTTTTTACATATTCTAAAAATTTCATCTGGAAATACTAGAGGAGAAATTTTGTTACTCCGATAAGTTGCAACAATTTGTAATGGAAATTCTGTTACATCTACTACAATAATAGTAGAATAATCACGTCCTACACCACGCGAAACGTCAATACAAGCAATGTAAAAATGATCTTTTTTTGGTTCTTCAATAATCATCAAATCTTCATTGATTTTTTCATATTTTTCCACAGAAGTCAATGATTTTAAAACACTTGGACGGATAAGAGTGTTAGATGAACCAATAAATTCGTTACCATATTCTTGCGCAAATCCATCTTCTCCTAAAATGGAAACTTGCTGTCTTTTCCATTCCTCATCTCTGCCTTCAACTTCCCACCAATCAACTTTGACTGGTGTGAAACCATTTTTGTTTTTGACCGCCTCATTCCACAATGAATAGAATAAATTCAAACCATTCGGCGTGCTTGAAATGATAATCTTTGAAGTTTTACCGGAAGTGATTGTAGGATAAGAAGATGTAAAAAATTCAACCGCATTTGGAACGTGAGCAAATTCGTCTAAATATAGAAAATTGATTGAGTAACCACGAATAGATTTTGATGTTGTTGCATCAGCTACAATTCTGGAATTATTGGCAAATTCAACTGAACCACGGTTCAAAACCTTTGCACCCGGCTGCAAGAAAAATGGTAACTCCTCTAACATCAATAAGATACGGCTAAGAATTTCAATAGCAGTAGCTTTTCTGTTAGCTAAAATAGCTACAGTTTTATCTGGAGTAAAACACACATACCACAAAATGAATGCAGCGGTAGTTGTGGTTTTACCAGATTGTCTGGCAGATAGAAGAATTACTCTCAAATCATTTTTATAAGTTTCAATCAATTTTCTTTGATAGCCGCGTAATTTGAACGGCTGTAATCCATGATCTAAAGTGTTGATTTTTACATATTTTTCAATAAAATACACCGGATCTTGCGAACAACGAATATACTCTTCAACTTGTTCTTTAGTATACTCTTCTTTTAAATTTGCTTTTTTGATTTTTGGGTTTAAATAATAATCTTTTTCGCTCATTTTTCTTCTTTTTTGTTATGAGTCATAATCATACTTTTTGCTAAAGCAATTGCATCTTTTTTGGTAAAATTTGGATTTTCAATGACTTTTTCAAGAATTCGGGACTTGATTTCACCAATCAATTTTCCTTTTGCTCCCATAGCCGCAATTTCTTCACCCGTCAATAAAGATTTAGAATTTACCAAATCTTCAATGTTTATTTCTTTAATCATTTCGCGGATTTTTTCAATTTGTTTTGGCATAGATGCAGCTTCAGAATGAGAAATATTATCTGCATGAATAACATCTAAAATTGGCTCTAAAACATCGGCCACATGATAAACAAATTTTCGTAAAGTTTTTTCTTTCAAATTTTCAGCTTCGCTTCCAGCTTGTTTCAATTTCATATGATTCTTGACTATTTTTGTAATTTTATCAATATCAGAATTGGAATAATTTAGTCGTTTCATGATTTGCCGTGTAATTTCCGCACCAACCTCTGCATGATTAATGAACTGAATTTTTCCATCTTTTTCACTTCGTGTAGCAGCTTTTCCGATATCATGGAAAAGTGCTGCAAGCCGTCTGGTAATTTCTGGTGGAGTATTATCTAGAACATCAAGTGTATGAGTAAAAGCATCATGTTTATGATAAGTGACGTTTTGTGTTAAACCAACCAATTCTTTCAATTCTGGTAAGATAATATCCAAAATTCCGGTTATCTTAAACAATCTAATAGCTCTGGATGGTTTTTCCAAAAGTAGAATTTTGTGTAATTCGTCTTTGATTCTTTCCGAAGAAATATTGTTCAGTTCTGAAGCATGATTCTTGATAGAACGAATTACATCCAACGGAAGTTTGAAATTATATTTCAAAGCAAACCGGATTGCCCGTAAAATGCGGAGCGGATCTTCCTTGAAAATCCAATCTGGATCTCCTGTTGTTCTGATAATTTTAGCTTTCAAATCTTCAATTCCCATGCCAGTTAAATCGTAGATTTCTCCGCTAGTCAAATTTTGGAATAGTGAATTGATGGTGAAATCTCTGCGAAATGCATCATCACGCAATGTTGCTGGTTCTACTTCTGGCTTTCGGCTTCCGGGAGTATATTTTTCTTTCCTAGGCGCAATAAACTCAATTTCAACCATTTCGCCTTTAATTGGAATTTTCAATTTTGCTGTACCAAATTTCTCAAATACAACTGGATTAGATCCTTCTTTGTAGACACCAACTTGTTGTGCAATAAACTTGGCGGCTTCAATTCCGGCATCAATACCTCCATCTACAACAATATCAACATCTTTTGGAGTTCTGCCCATAATTTTATCACGAACGATTCCACCCGCCAGATACAATTTGTTTTCCCATTCAGTTCCAGCAATAATATTTTTGAGAAATTCAATGACAGTATCTACGTCAACTTCTTCTCTAAGATGCTTGAAATATTGAACTTGTCGTTCGCGCTTTAGAGCATCTTCTTTTTTGTCATAAGGCCCACCAAGTTTACGCCCTGTTTTTTTACTGAAAAGATAGTATTTGTTATGTATTTTTCTAATCATTTTTCTCTTTTTCTATTTTTTCTAATAGTCCAGAAATAATCTGTTTTTGTAACTCTGATGTACTACCAATAAAGATAGCATTGTTGTTGATAGTTTGTGCTTCTTGTTTTTTTGACTTTTCTTTCAAAGCAGTTTTTTTAAGAGAAAGTTCTTCTTTTTTGAGAGTAATTTTAGCCAAAGCCTCTGATGCATTCGTCAAAGCTTTAATGATTTCAGCAGCCGCAGTCATGGCTCTAGGGTCTTGAGTAAGAGCCGCAACTTCAAGAGCTGTCTCCAATACAGTTTGAGTTTTTTCCAAAATTTGCTTTTGATATTCACATGATAATTCTACATTATCATCTATATTTTCTGATACAGAAATAACAGAAGGAGAAGCAACTTCTTGCTGCTCTTGAATAACAAGTTCTTTGTTTTCAATATTAAAAATTTTATCAAGGGTATTTGTTTCGTTTTTCATCAGATTAGGTGATCCATTTTTTTCGTTTTTCATCAGATTAGGTTATCCATTTTATTAAAATTCATAAAAATCATTATAAATTTTAATAAAATGATTCATCAGTCAACATATTTCAAGCTATGTTTACTCTGATTGGGTGTAACCCGACACCCTCTATTCCCTCTGCAAACGCTTCAGGAAATACTTTTCTTATTATTTGATAATATGCTTCGCGTAGCCATTGTTTGCAATTTTCGTTGATAAATTCAATTGCTTTTTCAAGTTTCATTTCTACTGGTCTTTTTTTATCATTTTCAATTAGTAGAAAATTTTTAAATCTTTTCATAATTTTCTTCCTTTTCTTACTGTAATTTTTTCGTTGGTGGAGCTAAATCATATTTAGTTGGAGGCCTTTCTTCTTTCACTTTTTCTACAAAATTCCATACAGCTGAAGCATTAAATGGAACTATTGTTGTGTATTCATTTGAACGATATTGAGCGCTTCTTCCGGTTCCTTGTTTATGAAAAATGACTCCAACGGAAATATTTTTAGGAATTGGAATTCCATTTGGGAATTTTCTGCGTAATTGAGGTGTATCACTTCTTTTATATAGTTCACCAGAAAGTATTGATTTTTCAATATTTTGCAACCCCTTTTTAATTTGGTCATATGTAACATAGTATGGAGAAAAAGTCAAATATAATGTATCTGGATCATAATATTCTGTCATTACCCGGATATAGCCATGTTTGTAAATTTCGCCTTTCAGTGATTCTTGATCGTATTCTTTTGCTGTTCCACGCAATAACAATTCGCTGTGATTATATCCAATATTAGGATCTTTCAATTGTTGTTCAGTTGGATAGATCCATTTTCCTTTTGGGTCTATCCAACCCATGTAAATATATTGATTGGAATATGCGATATATTCAGTTATTGTTTTAAAAAAATTCGCAAATGTTTTCATATATAATTATTTAAATTTGTCAAGAATTTCATTTTTTCTTTCTTCTGTCAGAAGACCCCATTGAACCATTAAATTTAATCCATATTGTAATAACGGATCATCCAAATCAATACTTGTTGCATCATCATATGATTTTTTTAATGTTTTAATAATAAGTAATTGTTCCTGTGTTGGATTTTGAAGAAATACTTCAGGAGAATCAAATTTGAGTAATTCTTCCATAGTAAAGCGTTTTCTAAACTGATATTTTGTCAGTTGTGTATTTAGAGAAGGTTGAGGAGGAGGTTGAGGAGGAGCCGGATCAACAATAACTGGTAATGGCTCCTCTATAATCTCGCAATCTGGATAATTTTCCTGTGCCCACTGTAGATCAGCTTCTATAACATTAAATACTTGATTATTTTTAAGTAATTTTAGTCTTGCCATATATCCTCCTATTCAAACCACTCAACAATACAAATACCAGAAGTTCCACCACTATCTCTGGTTCCTCCTCTTCCAGTATTTGGAGGGCCAGAAAAGGTATAAAAATCATAATAACTATTATTTGATGTTCCACATCCCCCTCCACCATATCCCCATAAATTGGGGCCTCCAAGACAAATTGTACCTCCAAGCGACCATGTATAATAACCACCAACAATTAGAGGCATTGCCAAAGGCGACCCTCCGGCTCCCGCGCCGCCAGTATTTGACGAAATTAAACCATTACCACTTGCACCTCCATAACTCGCTCCTCCGGGATATCCACCTATAGCAGTAACTAACGACCCAAAGGATGTTGTGCCTCCCTGAGTTGGATTAGATCCACCTGTCCCTCCAGCACCAATTGTAACCGTCACATTTCCAGTAACTTGAACAATTTTTCTAACTACAGCACCCCCACCACCCCCAGACATAAATGTGCCGCTTCCCGGATAATACCCTCCACCCCCACCACCAACACAAATAACCTCTACCCATCCACCAAGAGCCAACAATCTTGCAGATGGAGTAAATGTGCCTGAAGAAGTAAAGATTTGCTGCTTAGGAATTAAGCCAGCCATATATTGTAAGAGTGTTGACATATTTTACTCCCACCATTCTACTATACAAATTCCACTTCCACCATTTCCTCCATAATGACCCCCCATTCCACTATTAGCTGGAGCATTTGTAGAGTTATAATTATAAATATCAGTATTAAGCGATCCTTGCCCACCAATACCATACGATTCAAAAGGTGGAAGTCCTCCAAATCCTACAGAAAAATATCCAGAGATCGGAAGAGGAATACTTATAGAAAGCGAATTCTGACTCATTCCACCTGCCGAAGAAGCATATGTATACCAATCATTTGCCCCACCATAATATTGATTTGCCGCTAATCCTCCAGCCGCAGTAACTAACGACCCAAAGGATGTTGTGCCTCCATGAGTTGGAGTAATTCCACCTGTCCCTCCAGCACCAATTGTAACTGTCACATTTCCAGTAACTTGAACAATTCTTCTTGTTACTTGTGCTCCTCCTCCACCCGTTTTAATTGTACCAGAAGCATATCCTCCACCCCCACCACCAACACAAATAACCTCTACCCATCCACCAAGAGCCAACAATCTTGCAGATGGAGTAAATGTGCCTGAAGAAGTAAAGATTTGTTGTCTTTTTGATAATCCTTGAAAAAATTGGGTGAAAATGCTCATGGTGTAATCCTCCAATTTGTTCCTGAACTAAAATATGTTAATTTGAGGAAAAAATTTGAAATATCAATAGTCATATTTTCAGCTAAACCCATAATATTATTTCCATTTCTATTTATTACCGTTCCTGTAATTCCTGTACCAATAATACAAATTGTATCTAAATTGCTTGGAGATGCTGGAAGAGTCAATGTCAAATTATTTGCTGTAACCAAATACGCTCTATTTGAAACTAATGTTGTATTTGAAGAAACTGTCGTATATTCATATGCAAACATCCCTTCACGGGAAAGGATTTGGCCATTTGCTGTGATTCTTAGTTTTTCTGTTACACCTGATCCTGTATTTGTATAAAATCTTAGATCTCCGGGAGCATTTGATGTTCCATTAGTTTCAATATATGAATCAATTGCCGCAGAAGCAAAATTCGTTGATCCTGTTGTAGGCATTGCCATAAAACTAATTACTCCAACTCTTGAATTGTTTGGAGTTGAACCGCCATTTGTTCCATAATGTCTCAGTAACAATCCAGCTCTATCTGTTGTTGTTGCTGAATTTACTGTCATTGCTATACTCTGAGAAGATGTAGATAAAACATCAAGAATATTCTGTGGAGAAGATATACCAATTCCAACTCTGTTATTTGTATAATCATAAACAAAATTAGAAGATCCTCCTAGCGATCCATTTTGATTAAATTGAACTTGTGTATTTAATCCTCCGGGATTTGCTGTTCCGGGAGGCCCAGTTGCTCCCTGAAACCCAGTTGCCCCCTGCAAACCTGTGGCACCAGTCAATCCAGTTGCGCCTTGCGGTCCTTGCAATCCGGTTGCACCTGTTGCGCCTGAGCCTGTGGCACCAGTTAGACCAGTTGCTCCCTGCAAGCCAGTTGCGCCCTGTAGGCCTTGCAATCCAGTTGCACCTGTCAGACCCGTAGCACCTTGAAATCCTTGTACTCCAGTAGCACCAGTGGCACCAGTAAATCCTGTGGCACCCTGAAATCCAGTTGCTCCTTGCAGTCCTGTTGCTCCTTGAAATCCGGTAGCACCTTGAAATCCTTGCGGGCCGGGTAAACCCATTTGACCTTGAATTCCTGTTGCGCCTTGTGGTCCCGGTTCTCCAGTTGCTCCTTGAAATCCAGTTGCACCAGTAAAACCAGTTGCTCCTTGCGGGCCAGTTGCACCTGTTGCTCCCACAAATCCAGACGCACCAACTCCTCCCCCACCATAAAGATCTACATATTCTTTAGTGGCAGCGTCTCTCGGATCAATTGGATTTCGTAAGTTTTTAATAGTAAATTGGTTAGCATTAATATCTAAATTCAAATCTATTTCATTATTTTCTGGATCAACATTTGCAAAAAATTCTGGATTTGTTGGCATAATTCTCTCTTATTTATTCAAGAAAGAACTTTGCCCATTTTTCAATTTTCTTTGGCCAATCAAATGAATACTTTGCAATTTCTTGATTTTCAAGACACTTCTTTTGATATATTTCAGGATTCAAATGATAGAAAAGAACCAATTCTGTTCCTTGTTTGACATATTCATTTTCATCAAATGGTAATTCAATGCCACACTTATAATCTTGAAAATATCCAACATTTGTAGAAAAAAGCAATCTTCCTGATGCAGAAGTTTCCAAAATAGGAAGACTTGCACCTTCTTCTAATGAAGACACAAACACACAATCTACAGATTTATAATAAGATGGCATTCCAATCCAATGATAGAATTGATGTTCAATGAGTGGTAGTTTGGAATTTTTTGCAATTTGGCGAACAAGCCGTCCGCGCTTGATTTCTTCTCCCTTCCAATTTTTATTTTCCCAAGCTCCGCAATAACCAATTTTCTCTAATTTTTGTGGAACTGGAGCATAGAAATAGTCAAAAAACACACCTAATTCCAACACTTCAGGAATTCGTTCAATACAAAATTCTAAAGCTTTTCTTTTTAGATAGTTAGATACTACAGCAAATTTTTTTGGTTTATTGAAAATATCATATCCATTTAATGAAATTGTCCGAAGTAAATCCCATTCAGCATGTGCGAAAACATACATTTTTTCAATCGGAACTTTATACGACGCAAGCGCTCCAATTCCATCAACATTTGTTACCCAAATATCTGTTGTTTTGTCTATCATTTGAACGTCTTCAATCCGGTAAGCCACATTCCAAGGCAAGATATTTGCAATAATTCCATAAGGATATAGTAGTTTTATCAATGAATTATGGATGTTTCCAAAAGCCCAATCATTCTGTATAAAAAATACAAGATTAGTCATTGATTTCTTTTTCCACCAATTTTGGTTCCTCTAAGATCTCTAAAACATCGCCCAAAAAATAATCTTTTGTATGTGCAAATAATACAGTCGCAACGCCTTCTTTATAATATAAATTCAAAATATTATTAGCTCTTTCTAAAGACATCCAATCTGTTTCTAACCATTTTGAAACTTCACAAAAATAATCTTCACCAAATGGTTGTGTATTTTCAACCACAAGTCCTTTATAAACAATTTTATAGTTGTTCATCTTTCACCTCCAATTTGTTTTAATTCCATATTCTCTCCAATATCTATCACAAAAAAAATCAAATTGTTTTCTTGAACTAACCCTTTATATACAATTTTATATTTTTTCATATATTTTCTCCAAAATTTAGGATAACATTATCACCAATTTTAAACACTTTAACATCATATTTTATTTGGTATTTTTGGATTAAATCGTCTAACTCTTCTTTTCTCCAAATATATTCAAATATAATTCTTTGAATTGGAATACTTTGTATTTCTTGAATTTGATAAACTTCTCTCAAGATTGTGGCATCATGACCTTCTGTGTCTATTTTCAATTGACCTATTTCTGTTATCTGATATAAATTAAAAAAGTTAGATACAGAAAGAACCGGAACGTTGACGCAATCCATAACCGATTGTAAATTCAATTGATTAACCAATGTTGGGTGCATCTCGCCTAATGAATTGCACCCGCGAACCCAAGCAGGTAAACCTAATTGCCGGATTTTTTCTTCACTGACAAAATACATCTTCAAAATCCCGTCCGTGTCTGATAATGCAAACGGGCACTTGAAAATATTTTCTTTATTTGGAAATTTGTTCAAATAATGAATCAGAGGCTCAACCAAAATAAGAGTTTCCCCCTCTTTCAGTTGTTCCAAAGAAGTTTCAAAATCTGATGTTCCTATGTCTATGTAATCGTATCTCATTTATGAATTACCGAATATTTTACCTTTTTTGGAAGAAATGGTGAAAATCCAAGATTTTGTGTCTTTTGAATATGTGGCCACATATTAGAATCAATTTCACCAAAATATCTTGTAAACTTTTTTTCTGTAGTGATGTCATGAATGCCCAGTTTGGAAACAAAACCATCTAATTCCTTATTATTTGTTTTTGAATACAATTTCAATTTTGCTAAATCATCACAATCATCTTCTAATAAATGTTGAAAAAACTTAACCTCATTTTCTGAAACTACCATTTGTTCAAACATTTTTTCTTTATAATCATTTGAAATATACCAAACAGAAAATGTTAACTCGTTTGTGAAACAAGGCAACCCCATTGCATAATACAACACCAATGGCGAGAAAAATACATTTTCTCTTTTACTTTTAGATTCAAACAAAATTGTCATTTTACAACCTCCAAAACTTTTTTATAGGGAATATTTCCATTGAATAATGATAAAGAGAAATGATTTAATGTATCTTCAATAATCAGAAAATCATTTTCAGTAAGATCTAATTCACATTCTTTATTTTCAGTAAGAGATATTTTACCATCCCAAACACTCAAATATTTTATCGGAATAGTATTTACAGCAATTTGAATTTTCATTTCATCATACTTTTTGTTCTTTTTTGTCTCTTTAATAAGAAATTCTTCATCTACAGTTGACCAAGTATACTCAAAAATATTACCCGGCAATACACTCAAATACAAGAAAAGAAAACTATTTAGATCATAATGTTTTATGAAATTTTTACACTTAAACAAAACCATCAAATAAAGTGCAATAGGAGATAGAAACACACAATCCAAATTTTCTGTCGTGTTCAATTTTAATCTAACCATTTGGGTATTTCCTATATAACCAATTTAGAGATTTTCGTTCTGGATGTTGTTGATACCACCCCTTTCCAGTATAAACATCCATAACCATCTGCCAATATTCTTCATACATTTTAATAATTCGTTCGCACGAGAAATTGTCAATGGCCCACTGCCTAACTCTCTTTGGACTAATTTTGTCAATATTTTTTGCTGCCCAAACAAAATGGTCAAATGTCCGGCAACGGAAACCCGTGATTCCATGTAAGTTATTCTCCGGCCAGACTCCCCAATCTGTGGTGATAATTGGACATCCTGAAAACATAGCTTCTACTGCCGCTCCACCAAAGGGTTCACAATACATAGAAGGCAGGAAAAATCCTTTTGCTTTTGACATCAATTCTCGCCGCTTTTCGTAATCAGCAAAACCAATATGTTTGATTTTATCAGTTTCTTCATAACCAGATTCTTTCAAAGAACCCTGACCAGCAATAACCAATTTTTCTCCTAAAGTGTTACAAACTTGGTAAGCAATATCAATTCCTTTTCCCGGATATACTCTACCAAGAAAGAGAAAATAGTCATCTCTTTTTTCTGAAAAATCAAAATCTTCAGGTTCAAAATAATTTGGAATTACAACATGATACCAATCTTCCAGACCAGATTGCATAACAGATTGTGCTCCGTTGACAGCTGCGCGAATCGCATAAGATTCATACACCCGCCAACGTGCAAAATGACCAGAACCATATCCAATTCCGGGTTCTACAACAATCAGATCGGAATGCGCATCAGCAACAGGTTTATGTCCCCAACCCCACATACACAATAGAAAATCAAGCTTTTGTTTTCTTTTGCTTATTTCACGAATTGTGTTGTTGTAAAATGTTTGATATGCATGATCTCCCATATCAAATTTGAAGAAATTCTTCCTGACATCATAATCACCATATGCTAACTCAAAATCTCTGTCTGTAATGACTGTAATATGTTCATCACACATTGGATTAGATTTTTCATGACCATAATGGAAAACTGTATGTCCAGCCAATTTCAACATTTTACATAATTTGACAACTTTTTGTGTATAAGCACAAGCAACCCAAGGAGTTCCTTTTTTATTTGTTGTTACAGTATGTGGAAGACCAAGGACATGAAATCTGTATTTCGGCATAGATTATCTTTCCCTCAAATTACTGATATAACAACCATTTGGCTTGAAATATTTATATACCGCCTTGACAAAAGACTCATCAAAAACAACCCGAATAAATTCTGTTTTTTCCTCTGGTTCATCTGCGGATCTCAATTTGAAAACAACAAAGTTGGAATTGACAATTGCAGGATGAACTTTATTGTTATATACAAAAATTTGAGAATTGTTATCAGAAATATGACGTTGCTGAACAAACATAGTAGATGACCCTAATTCTTTTGTGTCTGGATCTTCATAATCATAGAAAATCAATGTGTGTCTTCCATCAAAAAATGTATTTAATGAATAATCATTTGTAAATTTTTGTTCTCTTGTAGGAGCTACAAATTTCTTGGAAAATGATACAATTGCAAAGAAAACATCATCAGTGCGAATTTCAAGATCATCCTTAATGCAAATAAGACAAACTGCATATTCATTTCCTGTATTAGAGAGAACATGAGTTTTAAGCATATACTCATTGCCTGTTTGATTTTCTGTTTGTAAAAATTCCCATTTAGTTTGTTTTTTTACTTCAATTTTTTCGTTTTCATTTGTAGATGTTTTTTGTACGGTTACATTTTCTGTAAATAACGAAAAAATAACCATTCCAAAAAATACAACTATAAAAGCCATTCCGACAAAAAGAAACCCTTTCAAAATTTTTCTAAGCATCACTTTTCTCCTTTTTCTAAAGTATGAATCAAAAACATTACAGTGTATAATGTTATTACCACAAACAAAAACGCCTTTCGTATCATTTTATATCTCTAAGTCATAATCACTATGACCGAAAACAAAATCAGACATATCGTGCAATTCTAGGTTGCAAATATATTTCAATTTTTCAATATTTGGAACCAATTTAGCGTTGTAGCCGACAGCAGGATAAAACCAATTTCCCGGAACCATTCGGAACCAATATTTCAATACCGAATCATTTTTTGAATAATAGATATTAAACTTGGTGTTAGTATTGTCGGTTATTTCGTTTCGTTTTTCAACAAATTCTTTAATATTGATTGCTGGAGCTAGCCACTTCCAATTCGCAATATTTTTTGTTTTTGAATTGAAAACAACATCACACCCCAACGAATGGCTGGAAATAGTAATTGATCCGCATTTTCCTAATTTTTGTTGTTGTTCTAGCATCTTAATCAAATCATACAAATGCCCCGATGTTTCTGGAACCCGCTTTTTGGCTCCGATGAAACCAATGGTAGAACTCCACGAACTGGGCCAATAGAAAAAGATGAAAGTATTATATTTTTTGCTTACACGATTCAGATTGAAAATTTTGAAATATTTGTTTTGAACGTTAGAAAAAATTCCACGATAACCATGAACCAAAACAACAACGTTTCTAAGCGAACCTTGTGTTATGCTCTTATCAAAAAAGACATCGTAACCCGTTGAATAAAAAGAAGTTTCTTTTTCGTCTACTCTACGGTATAATAGATTGTCTGAAAATTCTACTGGATCTGTAAAATTTTTTCTGCAAGAAAATTCAAAAATCATTAGTTTTTTCTCCTTCCAGCTTGACGATATTATATTCTTCAAATAGTGCCCGAATTTGACCAAAAACGTTTTCGGGCGGATTGACGTGTCTTTGTGTGAACCACACCCCGTCCACTTTCATTCTAAATCCCATATGATAAAATGGAAAGAAAAAACTTCCCTTTCCATAAATTTCAAGATACTTCTGAATTTCTTTCTGTTTTGTGGTAATTTTTCGGGAGCTATACAAATATGAAGGCTGATAGAAATGCACAAACCGATTCAATACGTTTCGGTATGCGTCTTTTACCCTCCACACAAAATAATTGAGTACCTCTTCTGGCTTATCATCTGGAAGACCGAAACAGCGGCAATCAAATACTGGAACATGAAGATTACTAACATCATTCAAAGATTCTGATTTTTTTGCTGTTTCTGGAAGAAATTTGTTGAAATAATATGTGAAATAAGATGCCGTAACAGAATTGATTTTATTGACTTTTCCATTAAACCAGTGTTGTGTATTATTTTCTTTTTTTGCCTGCAAAAGAAAAGAACACTCATCGGATTGAGGATAATAAGCCACACAATTTTGTACTGAAAGCGCAGTATAAAATGCAGCCTGATTCATCGCCGAAACAACATCTTCCGAATAAAAGTGTTGTTCGTTCAAATAGCGGAATATATGTGAAAACGCCTTTCCGTCAACCCGAACCACAATAAAGTCATTTGTAATTTTTTGAGAACATTGTTCTTCGTAAAGTTTCATTCTATTTTCTAATGTATCTCTCATGTTACTATTATACCTTAAAAATAATCAACGTTCAAGTTTATTTTATTTCAAAATTTGAATTGTTTGAATGTTTTTTTCAATTCTTCAAAACTTTCTTGCTCCGCTTTTTGTTCAACTTCTTGCATTATTTCTTCCGCATCACTGGATGATGTGGCTTGTCCTGTCAAGTTATAAAGCCTTTGTTTTGAACGATCTATACCAACCAAACTGCGTTTGTTCTTGGTGACATCGGCGTACCTATTTTTTAATTGTTTTATCATAATTTGGTTAGCCTGTTCTAGTTGTTCAGTATTAATCAACGAAATGATGAAATCTGCTGTTGCGCCTGTAGCAAATGATTCAGAAATATCAGTTAATGATGTGTCTGTGGATTGATACCCCTGCCGGGTCAACTGAGTTGCTGTAAAAATAGGCACATTCATCTCCATCGCCAACCCGCGAACTTCTTCAGCGATGGCTTTCACGAGTACATAGGTGTTGCTCATTCCATTGTTTTTGATGCGGACAGAAGAACAAATATTAAGATAATCAATCAAAATCACATCAGGCACAAAGTTCTTCTTCAGTTTCAATTCACTCAAAAGTGCACGAAAATGGTTAACTGTCCCAGTTCCAGTAGGATACTCTTTGATGATAAGTTTGCCTTGCGTAACTTTTTGTCGTACATTATGAATCAATGAATCATATTGTTTTTTCGTCAAAAACATCAAGGTATCCAAGCTAATGTCTAAAATATTTGCGTCAATGCGTTTGGCAATCTCCTCTTCTGCCATCTCACACGATATGTACAATACATTCTTATTCTTCAACAAAAATGAAGTAGCGAAGTGACACAAAGTCAATGACTTACCGACATTGATACCACCAAGGATGATGTTTAATGTTTTCTTTGGAACTCCACCGTTAGTTATTTCGTTCAGATAATCCAAATCAAACGGAAGACGTTCTTCAACTTTGTGATATTTCTCAAAACGTTCATTGAAATCTTCAAAAAAATCATGACCTACACTGGGATCAAAAGTGACTGCCAATGCTTCTTTCAGCAATTCGGGAATAACACCACGGTCTTTCTTTTTTGACTTTCCTGAAATAATATTGATACTTTCCCGAATAGCATTCTCAATGGCCGATTCTTTACAAAATCGTTCTGTTTCAGCAACAAGCCAGTCAAAATTTTGATTGGTTGGTTTTTCTTTAATTTCATCAATGATTTCAAGAGAAGATTTCAACTCATCTTCTGTCAATTTTGTTGAATTTGTCAAAGAAATAACCAAAGCATCTATAGAGGGAGTATCATTATATTCTGCAATAAATGTTTTGATATTGGTGAAAATTTTCTTGTGAATTCCGCCAAAATATTCATCCTTGAGGAAGGGAATAACCTTCCTCATGTATTTTTCATTATGGACTAAATTTTGAAGAATAATCTTCTCAATCATTCGGCTTTTCTCTCTTTTCCATTTCTTCTAATTGCTTTTCAATAGATTTTGTTACAATTTCTTGCATCAAAACTCTTGCCAATGCCAAACATTTTCTAGTATCAAATGACTGACTTTTTTGTGTAATCAAAATGTTATAACGAATTTCTACATTATTTTCATCATCTTGAAGTTCATGAACAAAAAAATCTGTTGCAAGAAATTCCATGATCCATACTTCAGTTGGCTTGTGACGGACGCGAAAGCGGATGATATTTGGTGTATTTTCATCCGCTTGTTCCATAAATACTTCACATTCTTTTGCTAACTTTTTGTAA